AGTGCTGCTACTGCGCCTTGCGGATTACCGTTAGTTGGAATAATCTGTTTAGGCTTCATGTTTTGTAGCGCACTAAAGTCTACTACGTTTGGATCTGCTAGTTTAGGGCTATAGTTAGTTAGATAAGTATTCTCTACAAATCCACGAAGAATAGCTGTACTTGCTAGTGTAGCCGACCTGGTAAAATCTGCCATTGATAAACCAAAGAATTCATGTGGGATATCAATCGGTACAATAGAAGCAAGAGGAATAAACTCTACGTCTTCTTCATACAGGATTTGATTTCCTACAGTAATAAGATGCTTTAGTTCAGCAATACCGTCACCATCACGGTCTACACGAATCCAAGACTCAGTAAGCGTAACTTCACGGTTAGCTTCTGCTGGATAGTTATTCTTCCCTTCATAACCCTGCCAATAGCGTTGACCTGTTATTTCTTTTCTAGCAGCAACATCTTCACTATACTTGCCACTACCTAGCCAATCTTCGTCTCCAGCTAATGCCTGCCATTCTTGCTCAGTAAGACTTTCAGCCCATTCAGGGTAAAACTTTCTGAGGTCTGAACGTGTCATCTCTGACTGAACGCCTACGAAGTTAGCATCTTCAATATCTTTTGCTTCGTTTGAAATCCTGAAAGACTCAGGTGGAATCACTTCTAAACGAATACGACTCTTATCAACTTTCTTGCGTAGTCTTACATCGATATAAGCAATGGTTTCTGATGTAGGACTGAGCGTTAGCTCGTTGACAATTTCGATATTTTCATCCGCAAGGATCTCATCGAGTTTAGCTTCATCAATCTCTTCGTATTCCTCGATAACATAATCGAAGTCCTCGATGTAGTCCCAGCGAATAACACTGTTCTTCCAGAGAAGAGAAGCTTTCATCCAAGTCTGTAGGATTTCCCATCCTTTATTCTTTTTAAAGATACAGTAGTTAACTACATTAGCTGCATCTTTAGCGGCTTTAAACGCGCCAGGGGTGTCATCGTAAGGGATAAACCTTGCGATTTTACTATTAGACAAAAATAGGTCTGATAGAACAGCGGTGTAGGCTTCAACAACTTCAGTTGTGCTAGTGTCCACAATAGTACTAACACCCTGCGGTGATAGATGTCCTAGTGCTACACCTGCATACTCATAGGTAGACTTAAGTCTTTCCTTGGTTAGATCTGAACTGTTTAACCAATCACCTGAAGAACTTTGAATTCCTGAATCAATAATGTTAATGAGTTCTTCATCTGATACAGCTTCTTTATAACGATATCCCATTATAGTTTACCGCCTGTACCGCTATAGACTGGCTTACTGCCTTCCATAGTCTTCTGGCTATAGCCTTTACTTCCTGGCTGAGACAGAGGTACTTTTCGTTCTACTGGTTTCTTTACTGCTGATGCTGGTTGCACCTGCTTATACCTTCCTACTTGTGTCATTTACCGCTCCTGGGTTTTACCACTTGACCTTATTAGCCCAATAAGCTGCACTCATTGGACCCTTTTTAATATCTGGGCCATGCCTTGCTTTCCAAGCCAAACGCCTCTTTTTATACTTTTTACTTTCACCCGCTTTCTTAGGGCTACCCTTAGCGCCTTGAGAGCCAAACCGAATAAGCTTTGGTCTCCCTGTCGCTGGGTTTTTAACTGCAACAGCATGAGACTTAGTTGGGTGGTTAGGGGTTCGTTTAGGTTTATTAAACCCACTAAAGGTTTCTCCTCCAACCTCTATTCTTGCCATTTCCAGCCTCCTTTATTTGATCTAGTGTTCTTCCACAGCCAATGCAATACTTTCCCATTGCATCTAGCTTACATACCTTTATACAAGGACTATTACTTTTTGTGTTCATGACCCATCCAAATCCCGAATACGCCTGTCATGACTCCCATGACAACTGATACAAAAGCTGATTGTGCGCCTGTTGGATCTGGTAATGCCATGAACCACTCAGCACAACGCCAAGACATTATAGTACTAGCTAGCATCATAAACCTTGGGAGGATTTTCCACTTTAGGAATGTTTCTACACTCATTATCATAATCCTCCACTATCGGACATTTATATTTACGATGTCTATTTCTTTTAAATCTTTTAAAGTCAAAATATTTTTTTCTCATAAAATGGGCTTTTCCTACCCCTAGCAGCCCAGACTAGGTGAGGACATTGGTAGTTTTTTTTTAAACGGGCGAGGAAAGAGAGTGATCCCTTTCCTCGACCTGACACCTGCCTAAAGCGGCCGTATATAACATCCTAAGGTAGCGAATCTTGCACGTATGGCGTAACTTCGGTGGTGTAACTATTGTAGCGTGAGCCGATCTAGCTCCGCTTGTAATTCTTCGTCCGATAAGTCTGAAGCATCCAGGTTTGTCTGTGTGACGTCTTGCCTTGATAGCTTTGGTGCTTGGTATTCTGCGAGAATACTAGCTACCTTAATAATCTGATCTGTATCGTTGTCCTCCATCGCTTGTACTAACACGTAGTTTAGCGCATGGATGGCATCAGGAGCCTCATCTCCTAGTTCTTTCATAGCGATAATAGTCTGTTTAGCCAACTCTCGCTTCTCTTTATTCTTTTTTCTTACCTCAAGACCTTTCTTTCTCCACTCTTCAGCCATCTCGCTGTCCTTAATAGAGATTAAGTTCTTAAGACCTGGATGATCTGCATCACCTCTTATAGCCATTGTGTATTCTCCTGTTCGAATGAACCTACTTTATCTCTCCAAGAGATAGTATCATCGGTTAACCTATGTTGGTGCGTTCTATACGCCTCGAAGCTGATTGCAAGAGCCATAACAGTATCGTCAAAGTTTCCTGAGAGGGCATTAGTTGACCCGTTTTCTGCTGAGACATAAGTTCTTAGCTCCCCAACCATAACATCTGACGGAATCCATATGTCAGACTCTTCAATTGCTCTCTTAAGGTTTCCTATAATCATGGGCTTGGTAGCCACTGTAGTCCTAAAGCCGGGTTTTCCACCCTCATCGTCTAGAAGACTAGAAGCTTTAGTCTGATAGTATAGGTTTACATAGTTCATCTGCTTAAGCCTGTTAAGAGTAGCAATACCTAGACTGTTACTCTCTACCGCTAGTAGCGCATTGTTGTAGTATCTACCAAGATAGAAAAGAATATCTCCAAAGTTTGAGGGATCCATGTGGTTATCCCTGAATAAAGCACATACTTCTCTTTCTTTGTTGAAAACAACTGCTGTGCTATAGTCTTGGCCTACCCCTAGTGCTACATCAGCCCCGATAATGAACCTACCGTCAAAACTAGGTGGAATCCATATCTCTAGGTGGCCTTCTTTAGCATCCTCGAAGTAACTACTCTTCTCATCGAACTCCCTGACATACTCTGGAGCCTGTACCTGTATACTATTAATAACCTCTTGGTCAAATACACTGTTACCAGAGACTAAGAAAGCCTCTTCAGGGGTAGCAGGGTACTCTTGACGGAACTTTCGCTCACCTGACTCACCTATTTTAAGCCTTCTCCAGTAAATCTGGTCCATATCTAAGTCAAACTTCTCGACTAGTTCCCATTCTTCTACTGTTAGCTCCATTCCTTCTGGTGCAGTCCTACGATACTCATCAGTAATAAACCAAGGTAGGAAGATAGGTATGTATTCGTTCTCGCCTCTCATAGCACCTTGGTATAACCGATAGAACTCCCCACTGGCACCGTTAGCGGTACTCTCCAGGAGTACTTCAGTACCCTGTTCTTGAGAAATTCCCTGGAATAATCCTGCTAGGATTTGTTCGTCGAATTGCCAGAACCCGACTTCCGAGAGGTGGGCAATCGTAGGGGTAGTTCCTCGTCCTGCTTCTTTAGCACCCGCTGTGTAGAGCCTGTAACCACTCTTGTTGTGTTCAAATAGAATCTCTTTGGCATTAGACTTGTTTAGCGCAGGTGGCTCCTCCATGTTATCGATAATGTTACGACTCATGTTGAAGAGAGCGTCAGAAGTAGCGCTATCGTGCGCCATAACGACTGATCTAGTATAAGGCGTAAAGAAGGTCTTCCAGAAAACTCTAGCTGCACAGTAGGTACTGATACCTTGCTGGCGTGCTTTTAGGATAATTGCTCGTACCTTTCCGGTAGACTCTAGCTGTTCCTCAATCTGTTTATTAACGATTGATTGTGCTTGGTTAAACTCGAATGGGACAAAACCTTGTGAAGCGTTCTTTGTAATAATCCTAATTTGTTCTTTTGAGAAGAGAGAAAAGTCAGCTTTGTATAGCCCCTGCTTTTCTCTTCGCTTGGCTTCCTTGAGAAGTTCTAGTTTACGCTTATTGTTCATTTAGTTGTCCTCTAAATTTTCCTATAAGGGTGTGTTATAGGTCCAGAGTGTGACTAATGGTTTCTCTTTGTGAGAGAAAAAGATGTAGAGCGGTGTTGGGTACCCCCTCTGTGTTTCGGGGTCCCCCCGTTTCTCTGTGCGTGTCGGGCGCTTTCCCGTCTTTTGCTGCTGTGGAGGTTGCTGTGGCTTGTTCTGTTTCCCTGCCTACCGTTGTTCGTTCTGTTTCTGTTGTTAACGGCTTCCTTGTTGCGGTGTGTGCTGACGGCTTTACTCGTCGCTGTAAGTTCTTTTCTGCTGAGTTGATAGAGTCCCTTGAGGTCTTTGTAGACTCTGCGGCTGTTGTTGTGTTTAAGGCCTTTGGTGATTGGTCCGTTGATAGCTGGTTTTCTGAAGTAGAATTCAATGTAGTCAGCGTACTAAATATTTCAAGCGATGTCTGTGTCTTTGATTATACCGAGTTACCGGAAGCCGAACATGATATCTTCATGAAGGCAATCGAGTATGGTCTTAAGCGTCTTCGTCTAACTGATGACGTTGGTATTGACATCAAGTTTATGCCACATTATGAAGAGGAAGACGAGGGTATTACAATGGGCTGGGCTAAACCAATAGATCAGGATGCAAAAGATTATCTTATTATGGTTTCTTATAATAATAATCTTCGCAAAGCAGTAGATACACTGTTTCACGAAATGCGTCATGTTGCACAGTGGAATGCTGGTGTTATGAATACCTTTGTTAAGACAGGTGTAGGTGTTGTAACAAAATGGAAAGACCAAGATTATGTTAGAGCTAATACGCCATATAGCACAGCACCATGGGAAGTAGATGCACGGAAAGCAGCTAAGATTGCAACAGATGATTTCTTTAACAATCTAGGAGTATAATACTATGGATGAT